AGATAAACTTCGTAAGATGATGGCAAAAGCAGAGAATGATTACGATAAAGATATGAATGTCCAAGACGAACAACAAATGGAATCAGTAGATGACATTGTTCCTGCGGACGTCATGAGTGCTGCTTATGGTGGTTTATTAAAAAACCCCTACAAGTAGAACTTTATAAACAGAGCTACCCTGTTAATCACTGAGGCACTCTGTTTTCGGCTACTCTTGCAATCCTGCGAGACCCCAACAATAACAAACGAAAGGTGATTAAAAATGACAGATAGTAATGAGAACCCTCTTTTGGAAAAAAGAACTACTTCTCAGAGAAACGAAACACAAGAAGCTAATCCATATAATCAAAACAAAGATTATCTTGACTATGATGCAATGGAAGAAGCGGCAAGTAAACCATACGAAGGTGCTAATGATGCGATGGGTTATAAACAATCTAATCCTACAGTAGTTGTGGATACAATGATAGACACAGATGAAGCTACTCAGGAAGCAGAAGCTCCTCAAGAAAATCAACCATATAAAAAAGTTGACTATAAAAAAAGGTATGACGATTTAAAAAAGCATTANGATACTAAAGTAAATACTTTTAAACAAAAAGAAGAAGAACTACACGCACAGTTAAGAGCTAATAGACCAAANTATAAAGCTCCTAAAAGTGCAGAAGAACTTCAAGAGTTTAGAAAAAATTATCCAGATGTATATGATGTTGTTGAGTCAGTAGCTCATACCCAAACTTCTAAAGAACTTGAAGATTTAAAAGAAGAATTAAAAATTCTTCGTAATAAAAATCTAGAGATTTCTTCTAAAGAAGCAGAGTTGACGCTGGAAAAATATCACCCAGATTTCTCAGAGATTAGAGAATCAGATGAGTTTCATCAATGGGCTGATAAACAACCAGAAGAAATAAAAGGTTGGATTTATAGTAATGGTTCAAATGCTACGTTAGCTGCTCGTGCTATCGACCTTTTCAAACAGGACGTCGGCAAGTTGAAATCTACTAACAACCAAGAACTATCAGGTGATTTAGTATCTTCTTCAGAAATGATAAAGGTAAAAAATAACAAAGAGATAGGTTATGGAAGTAAGAAGATGTATACTCGTTCACAAATTGCAGCTATGTCTCAAAGTGAATTTGATAAGAATGAACAAGCTATTACACAAGCTATGTCTGAAGGCCGTGTCATTAATGATATGGACAGAAGTTATGGTGGTAGTGGCAATCCTAACTATTAAATTTATTAAAGATTAGTTGCTTACTTAAACAACAACCAACAAGGAGGAAGTAATGGGTACATTACAAAATGCGTCGAATGCTAACGCTTCCAACTTTAACGTTGGCACTTCAGGTCAAACCAATGAATTTTGGGTACCGGAAATTTTCTCGAAAAAGATTCAAAACTTTTTCAGAAAAGCTAGTGTTATTGAAGCGATTACCAATACCGACTACGCAGGTGAAATTAGTACTTACGGTGATACCGTTAAGATTATTAAAGAACCTACTGTAACTGTTGCGGCTTATACAAGAGCTGCATCAACTACAAAACAATACCTTACTGATGCCGAAGCGACACTTGTTATTGATAAAGCAAACTCATTTAAGTTTATTATCGATGACATTGAGGAAAAAATGTCTCATGTCAATTTCGCATCTGTAGGAGCAAGCTCAGCGGCTTACACACTAAAAGACACAATGGACAGCGAAGTAATTGCTGCTATGTTCGCTGGAGTTTCAACAAGTTCACCAGACCATCAAATTGGTACTGACAGTGGAACTGCTGATTCTACAATGACACATGCAACAAACTCTGTTGACTTGGGCTATGGTACTGGAGAAATTTCTCCATTAACATTAATGTCTAGAATGGCGAGAACATTGGATGATTCCAATATTCCAGAAGAAGGACGTTGGTTCTTAGCAGACCCTAGATTCTATGAAGAACTAGCTGCTGAAGACTCTAAACTTATGTCTTCTGACTTTAACCAAGGTGATGGTGGAGTACGTAACGGTTTAGTAGCATCAGGAATGATTAGAGGTTTTAAAATGTATAAAACTAATAACATTGCTGCTGTATCTAACTGTACTGGTAAAGCTTTATGTGGACACATGAGCTCTACTGCTACTGCACAATCTATCCTTAACATTGAAACTCTTAGAGACCATGACACTTTTGGTGACATCATAAGAGGACTTCATGTTTATGGAAGAAGTGTTCTTAGAGATGACGCTATTATGAGCGCATTCTATAAGATTGACTAAGCAATAAATTAGAAGGGGCGATTAAGTTCGCCCTTTCTTTTTAAAGAAAATAAAATATGGCCGCTCCCTTTAGAACATATCTTGATTTAACTAATACTATTATTAGAGAACTCAATGAAGTAGAACTTACAGCAGGAACTTTTACATCTGCAGTAGGTTTACAAAANTATATTAANGATGCTATTAACAGAGCATACTTTGATATTTGTACTGCAGAAGATAANTGGAGTTTTTTAAGTGCAGGTGACCCATCTAATAATTACTATGGTAACACTAGTATAGAAACAACTGCTGGTTCTAGATGGTATGATTTAAAAAGTTCTCAAACAATTACAAATGAATATAGTTTTATTGATTGGGAAAATATAGTTGTTACAGAAGAAGGAGTAAGTGGTAAAACAGCTCCATTTGAAATTCACAGACTAAGTCCAATGTCTATAAATAGTTGGCAAGCAACATACGGTATTGAAGAAGCTAGAGATAAAAGTGATACACAATCATATGGTATACCGAAAAGAGTTATAAGAATTCCAGAAAATAATAAACTTGGGTTATCCCCAATACCTGATGGTGTATATAAAATTTATTTCTATGCCTACAGTCAACCAACAGAATTATCAGCCCATGGAGATACAGTTGTATTTCCTAAACAATATACATCTGTACTACTAGCAAGAGCTAGATACTATGTACATCAGTTTAAAGACAATATGTCACAAGCACAACTAGCCGATGTGGAATATAATAAAGGTATAAGAAGTATGCGAGAACAACTTATTGAACCTTTCCCTGAGACTATGAGTGATAGACGTAGTATTTATGTTTAAGAAAGATTTTTTGAAGTATGGCAGAACAGGGAATATCAATAAACTGTGAAGGTGGTTTAGATTTAGTATCAAGCACCGCTTTACTTTTTAGAACTCCAGGAGTAGCTCAACGACTTAATAACTTTGAGTCATCTATTCATGGTGGGTATAGAAGAGTTAACGGATATACTAAGTTTGGAAGTAATCAACCTACAGGTACTAATGCACAAATAGAAGGTTTATTCCGTTATGCTAAAGGAGTAGTAGCTTGTGCAGGAAGTAATATTTATTATAGTGCAGATGGTAACACTTGGACACAAATAAATAAAAATACTTATCAAACTCAAACAGGAACAGTTACAGTAAGTGCAGGAAGTGCTACAGTAAATGCACATGGCAGTTCAACTTCATTTACAAGTGAGTTTGCAGTTGGTGATGATATAAAAATTAATGGTGAAGCATTTTTAGTTTTAAGTGTTACTAATGATAATACATTAACAGTTGATGGAAATTTTGCTGCGTCAGCAAGTAATACAGCAGTTTTAAAAAATGGAGCTACCGCTTCTCAATTAAATAGTGGAAGTTCTATATCAAGAGGTTCTCAAAGTTTATGTGAGTTTTCTTTTTACGAAGGCAACAAACAACACGGTAAACTTTATGTAGCAGATGGTACAAACAAAATTGCAGAAATAGTAATAGAAATTACAAATGCAGGAGTTCATACTTATTCTTTTAAAGAAGTAGAAAGGTCAGCTCCGATTAATCCAAACTTAATAACTATTTTTGCTGAAAGATTAATAACTGCAGGACAATCAATTAATCCACAACAAGTAGCTTATAGTACTAGATTATCTCCAGATAACTTTACAGGAAGCTCAGCAGGTACAGTAGATGTTGGTGACCAAATAGTAGGTATAAAATCTTTTCGTAATAAACTTATTATATTTTGTAAGAATAGTATTTATCAATTATCTGGACTTGATGGCACACCTGTATTATCTTCAGTAACTAAAAACATTGGTTGTGTAAGTGGTAAAACAATTCAAGAGATAGGTGGAGATTTAATTTTTCTTTCTCCAGATGGATTAAGAACTATTGCAGGTACTGCTCGTATTGATGATATTGAATTAGGTTCTATTAGTAGAAAAGTATTACCAATATTTAGAGATAATATTTTTCCTAACTTATCAACCTTAACTTTTTCTAGTATGGTTATTAGAGAAAAAAGTCAATATAGATTGTTCTATTATAAAAACGGAACTGGTGACTTACAACAAAAAGGATTACTAGGAACTTTTAAAATATCTTCACAAGGAGTTCCTTTATACGAATGGAGTGAATGTACAGGCATAGGTGCTCGTATGACTCACTCAGGATTTGATGAAAACAATAACGAAGTATACTATCATTCTAGCACAGATGGATATGTATATGAACACGACACTGGTAATAATTTTAATGGAAATGTTATTACCGCAGAATATAAAACACCTGATTTAGATTATGGAGACTCTGGTGTTAGAAAAACTTTATATTACTGTAAGACAAGTATACGAGCTGAGGGTTCTAATGACAATTTAAAATTACTTTGTCGTTATGATTTTGATGATAATAACATACCTCAACCAGCTGAAACAAATATAGGTTCATTAGCTAGTCCAGCTTTATTTGGAATAGCTATTTTTGGTGCAGCACTTTTTGGACAAACACTTTATCCACAACAAAAAGTTAATTTAGTAGGCAGTGGATTTACAAACAACTTTACAATATCAAGTACTGGTTCAGCATCTCCTTATACAATTTCAGGATTTTATGTAGACTTTATACCAGGCGGAAGGATTTAACATGGCGGCATATTCAAGACAAAGTTCATTTGCAGATGGTAGTACTATTAATGCATCGTTATTTAATAACGAATATGATGCATTAGCAGCAGCCTTTGTAAATACTAGTGGACACAAACACGATGGAACAACTGGTGAAGGCCCAGTCATTGCTCTTATTGGTGATGCTAGTATAGCTACTCCACTTAATAAAGTTTTAATTGATAGCTCAAACGACCACATTGAATTCTATTCAGATGTTTCTTCATCTTCAGTTCAACAAATGTATATGGGTGACGGAGTCTTTGCTCCTGTTACTGATAGTGATGTTGACCTTGGTACATCTTCTCTTTATTTTAAAAATGCATTTATTGATGCTATAACTACTACAGGTAATGTAGGTATAGGTGGTAACTTAACTGTTACTGGTACAACTACATTTAATGGTGGTACAATTAATCTTGGTGATGCAGCTACAGATAATGTAGCATTCAATGGTACTATTACAACTAATTTAATATTTGAAGGTTCTACTGCTGACGGAAACGAAACAACTTTAGCACCAGGTAATCCAGGTAGTGACATTACTTTAACCTTACCTTCTTCAGCAACAGATACTTTAGTTGGTAGAGCAACTACAGATACATTAACAAATAAAACTTTAACTAGTCCTGATATTAATGGTGGTACTATTGATGGTGCAGTTATTGGTGGTGCAAGTCCAGCTGCTATAACAGGTACTGCAATTACTGGTACAAGTTTTGTAATTGGTTCTGCAAATATATCTGAAGCAGAATTAGAAATACTAGACGGTGCTACAGTAACTACAGATGAATTAAATATACTAGATGGTGTTACAGCTACTGCAACTGAATTAAATTTAATAGATGGTGTAACAGCTACTACTGCAGAACTTAATATTCTTGATGGTGTAACAGCTAGTGCAGCAGATATTAATCTTATAGATGGTATTACTAACGGCACAGTTATAGCAAGTAAAGCTATTATAACAGATGCAAATAAAGATATTACTGGTGGTAGAAATATTACTATTAGTGGTGAGTTAGATGCAGGCTCGCTTGATATTGAAGGTAATGCTGACATTAATGGTACGCTAGAAGCTGATGCAATAACTGTTGATGGTGTAGCTCTTAATGAGTTTATTGCTGACACAGTCGGAGCAATGGTATCAAGTAATACCGAAAGTAATATAACTGTATCTTATGATGATGCAGATAATACTTTAGATTTTGTTGTAGGTAACATTTCAGGTACTGCTGCTTTAGCAACCGAGTCTACTATTACAGCAAACAATAGTACGAATGAAACTGTATTCCCTACCTTTGTAGATGGTGCTACAGGTTCTCAAGGACTTGAATCAGATACAGGATTAACTTATAATCCTTCTACAGGTTTATTAACTTCAACAGGTTTTGCTGGAGCCCTTACAGGTAATGCTTCAACAGCTACAACTCTTGCAACAGCAAGAACAATTCATGGTGTATCTTTTGATGGCTCAGCTAATATTGATTTATCAGAAACAATCTCTGATACCATAGGAGCTATGGTTGGTAGTAATACTGAAACAAATATTACAGTTACTTATCAAGATGCAGATAATACTTTAGACTTTGTTATTGGTACACTAAACCAAGACACTACAGGTAACGCAGCTACAGCTACTACTTTAGAAACTGCTAGAACAATTGGTGGTACAAGCTTTGATGGTTCTGCTAATATTGCAGTTGGTCTTGCAGCTACAGCTACTACACTAGCTACTGCTAGAACAATACACGGTGTTAGTTTTGATGGTAGTGCAAACATTGACCTTTCAGAATCAATAGCTGATACAGTTGGAGCTATGGTTAGCTCTAATACAGAAACAGGTCTTGCTGTTACTTATGATGATGCAGATAATACACTTGACTTTGTAATAGGTTCTGGAACTATAGCTAGTTCTATGATTGCAGCTGATGCAATTACTGGAGCTAAAATAGCTGACAATGCAATTGATAGTGAACATTATACTGATGGTTCAATTGATACAGCTCATATAGCAGATGCACAAGTTACTACAGCAAAAATTGCTGGTGATGCTATTACAGGTGCTAAGATTGCAGACAACGCAATTAACAGCGAACATTATACAGATGGTTCTATAGATACTGCACACATTGCAGATGCACAAGTTACCACGGCTAAGGTTGCTGACGATGCTATTACACAAGCTAAAGTAGCTAACGATGCTATTGGAGCTGACGAACTAGCAAGTAATGCTGTAGTAAATGCAAGTGTAGCTGCAGGAGCAGCCATAGCATTTAGTAAGATGGCAAATTTAACTACAGCAAGAGCTTTAGTTTCTGATGGCAATGGTGATGTTTCGGTAAGTGCTGTAACTAGTACAGAGATTGGATATTTAGATGGTGTAACAGAAGCTATTCAAACACAACTAAATAATAAACCAAGTAACGGATTTGCAGTAGCGATGGCAATTGCACTTTAAAAAAATAATAAAACATTTGACATATTGTAAAAAATATGTTATAATATATAAAATCATGGGAGATAAATAATATGGCACAAGACTTTGAAGGTAATGGAGGGCAGATTACTAATTCAGAAACAACTCTTAGAGCTGCAGCTGATAGTGATGATGCTATTATAGGTCTTAGACTTGCTAACATTCTTACAACTAATATTACTGTTAGTGTGTGGATTGATGAAGGTAACTCAGCAGATAGATACTTAATAAAAGATGTAAGTATTCCTGCAGGTAGTTCCGTTGAATTAATTCAAGGAGCATCAAAGGTAGTTATTATGAGTGGAGATGTAGTTAAAGCACAAGCAAACACAGCTGATAGTTGTGATTTTTGGTTGAGTGTAGTTGATACAATTAGTTCTTAATAGGATATAAATATGGCTAAAGCAGAAAAAGTAGGTGGTGTTTTATACATCGGTAATGCTCCTTCAGGAGAACAAATTCCTACGCATGATAGTACAGTAGACGATAATCAAATTGTAGGTAATGCAGTTCTTGCAGGGCCTGTAACATTTAATGCAACAATAACAATTGAAGGCGTAGTGGTGGTGGTTTAATATGGCTGGTATACAAATAGACGGTGTAAATAATAAGATAGACTTTGATGACGATTTGGATACATCCATCTCGGCTAATACCGATGATACGTTAGTAA